CCGGACCCTCCTAGCAATTCAGCACCTGCTTTCGGTGAGGAGCTTTCTCCTGGTCATACGGACACTTGCGTGCTACCCGTCTATGATTAGTATTATAACACAAAAACGCCCCGTGTAAACAGGGCGTTCTCGGAAATTAAATTAACTTTCGACCTTGCCCGGATAGGCCACCTTGAACAGGCGTTCCATTCGCGCGACAGCTTCCTTATGACCAGGCGCATCCTTGTTCATGTAGGCCTTCTGGAAGTCAGCGTCCGTTTGCAACGTGCCGATTTCAGCCTTGGCCGCTTCAGGTCCTGCAACGAAGCCAGACTGCGATGAGCGACCGCCGAAGGCTTGATCCTCACCAAGCTGCTTGCCGATATTGGCGAACAACTTAATAAGCATCGGATTGTCCCCTTCACCCGACTCATTCAGATACTTAACCAGTTCTTCGCTGCCGAAGGTCTTAACCGCACGCTGGGCCAACTGGACATTGACGTCGAACTCGTGGCCTTTCCACTCACCTCGAAGGTGCTCAAGAGCTTGTTCACGCTGAGCGACGCGAGTCTCTTGCATAGACTTCATGTCGCCGCCGACCTTAGCAATGTAGTCTTGATACAGGCCGTCAGCTTGCTTCTGCGTCAGTCCATGCTTGTGGAAGACGTCTCGCGCCCACTTCTGAGTAGCCTCGTCTTTCGGCACACCATCAACCGTAGTTTCGGAGAACTTGTACCCGTCCGCCGCGCCAGGACGTCCGAGCTTATTGTAAAAGTCGGCCATCTCAGCCGGAGACGCATCTGCCTTTGGCAGTACAATCTTGTCGGCGCCAATCATCGACTGGGCGTGGACAAAGGATTTGGCGAGACCACCGACGTCCTTGATGTCAGTAAGTGCCGGATGCGCGCGCAGGTCCTCGGGCAAAGAACCACGCCAATCAGTCGTCCCATCTGCCGGGGGAGTGCCACCAGTCAGAGTCGAACCGCCACCCGAAGAATCACCTTCGCCGCCCTCAGGTGCGCGAAGAACATGCCGCTGAAATTTATTCATTTGTTGTTTGCTCCATCAATTGTTGAAGTTTGCCGAGATCGTAGTTAAGCATCTTGAGAATACTCAACACAACCCGGCGTTCGCCATCCCGCATAGCTGTAAGCTGCGGGTCACCAGGGGTGATGACTGGTTCGAACACGTGGCAATTTTTCGCCAGATGTGCAAGAACAACCTCCCCCTGGGGTGTCTCAAACGTTGATCGATAAGCTTCAACCAACGCATGTTTGTTACCGAAAATCTTTTGGAGGGTGTCACGCACCATTCTTGCCTCCATTGATGACGGCCAGGCTAGCAGCTCCACGACCAGCCTTGTTGAACGAATCGGCGGCCATATTCAGTTGCTCAGCCTGGGCTTGTTCAGCTTTAGCCTCAGTTCGTTGCTGACGTAGCTCTGCCACCTGCTTGTCAGTGAGCAGCGTGCGGTATGACACGTCATACACATCAGCCATGAAGTCAACGACGCCATCGCCATCAATCTTGTCAACAATTTCAGGCTTGACAGTTGCCACCTGAGCAAGTGTCTCCATCATACGTTGGAAGGCCATGACCTGTGTCATGCGTTGGGCCTTGGCCACTGGAGACACGTATTCAACCTTCAGTTCAACGCCAGCCAGCTGCTGTGGAATTTCACCTAAATAACCCTTGCGTATAAGAATTCCAAAAACCCGATCAATCAGCGGATCGAGGAACTCAGACTGCTGGCGACTAACCGCTGGGGCCATGAGACGCATCTTCTCCTCAGTGCGCTGCATGACCTCAGTGGCCGTCATCTGCGGGCCTTCCTGCAAATTCATCCAATCGACGAAAAAGCTACGGATGATGTGCTGACGACGCGAGTCGATCAGATCGAACCCGATGTCTACGCGGCCACGAGTTTCCAGGGGGTGGATCAATTGCTCCGGGTTGAGCGTCGAACTATAGTAGTTGATCCCGCCAGGAGACGTCTTGATCGGGAGCAGGAAGCCTTCATCCGGCATCATCAACGGAGGATCAACGATCTTCTGCGCCGCGACAATAATAGTCTTCGCCATGGCGTTAACCATGCGAATATCTGGCATTGCCGTCATTGCTGGGCTACGACCGTAACGTTCGCCAGTCAGTTTACTCCAGCGCGGTACCATGAACGGAAAATCGTAGTAGCCGGACTCGGCCAACACTAGTTTCTCCTGCGGATATATGTACCAGGACGCGAAACGCCTGGCCTTCGGAGAAGCTGAACGCGGATCGAAGTCCTTACGCGGAGCCACGAAGTGGACGAAGTCATGCTTCTTAAGCGGATTCTTGCGAGCCTCTTCCTGGAACTTAGTTGACGGAAAATTCGGCCATAGTTGGAGAGCCTGCCGAGCCTCGAGCTTGAAGGTCCGACCGATTGTGTCTACCCGGCCATAGGCGTCCTCATCAATGACGCAGTCTGCAAGATGATATGTACAGAAACGCAATGGCGCGTGTACGTACTCTTCCTCCACATACATGATCCCCGTACCAAAGGCTCCAAGGTCGAGATAAAGTTCGTGAGCTTGCGGATTGAAGTTCGTCTTCTGCGAATTGAAGATACCGAACATGATATCCGTGGCATTTTGAAGCCAACGTTCAACCTCGTCGTCCTCTCGAAGTGGCTCCTCCATCTCCACCGGTAGGGTGAGTCTGAACCAGCGCTGCGTGGGACTCGTGAGGTACGAATGCAGCCCTGACGCCAGTTGCTCAAGAGCCCATGGCGCAGTGGAGTCGTATATCTTGTTCTGGAGTTCTTGACCCGGGGTCCGTTCATGATAGAACGCCCCACGACGAGGCAATACCAGATCTGCAGCATCTTGCCAGAGGCGGGTCCAGTTCTGCTTTTCTTGCTTGAGCTCCTCTACGCGTTGGCAGAGTTCCCCAGCAATCTGCTGTTGATCGTTCATTTAACCTCCCAGGAGGGTCTTGGTAGCGGTGTTTGCCGTGGACGTATCCCCAGTCGAGCTTGTAAGTACCGTTGAAGCACGACCTGCGCGCAAGCGGTTCTTATCACGCTCGTTAGCGGCAACTTCTGCCGCAGCCTTGTCCGAAGCTGCCTGGTTCAGGGCCTTAGCCTCATTGGCTGCACGTTCCTGAGCAGCGCGTGCTTCGTCCGCCGCCTTCTGTTGGTTCTTCTGTTGTTGCCTCTGTTGTTGTGCAGCGTATGCAGTTGATGCCACCGATGCAGCGGCTGCAACGAGCATAGCAGTTGACGTGGCTATAGCCATGTTACAATCCTTTCACAAAAATGCGCTCGACTTGTTCGTAGCCCATACGCACGTACATTGCTGCAACTGCATCCGGCATGGACCCCTCTAGCAGAGCCATTGTAATAGCAACAGCCCCAACCTCCTTTGCCCAACGCTCAGCTGACCGATACAGCTGGATAGCTACCCGCGTGTGGCGGTAATTCTCATCGACGTACCAAAACAACTCCTGCGCTAAAAGCTTTGTTTGAACTGTTTGGGATGGAGCGACGATAACACCGATTCCACCAACAATCGTACCCCCGTCCTCGGCCACCATGAAAAATACGTTTGGGGCACCAATCAACCGGTCTAGTCCATGTGTACAATCGGCATCCTCGCCGAGAACACGTTTCCAGCCGGACAGGTCGAAGAATTGCCGCCCATACTTCTGGACAAACGGCCAATCCTCAATTGTTGCCTGACGATAATTCATACCTATCTCCGATTGTGTTATTATACCATAAACTTTCTACCCGTATTCGGAATTTTAATATCCCAACGGGTCATAATTACTCTCTGTCTGCCGTGGTAACTTAAAGGCATATGCTCGCTTCTCCTTAAATGCAACAGCTAGGTATCTAAACGCATCCGCCCCGTGGGACGTCCAGTCGTGGTCAGGCGAATCATTATAACAACGCATCTTGTCGTTCCAACTCTTCTTGTACTGGCGAAGGGCCTCAATCCCGCGGTCGCACTTTGACTGATCAAACCAGCACTTGCCCAGGATGTTTCGCACCGCCTCAATACCGTCCTGGACGGAGAGCTTTGGCACAGTGGTGAACTTGACTCCAAGGGCTGCAGCAACGTC